CCTGAGCTACCAGATGTTCCACTAGATCCTGAAGTTCCAGAAGAACCGGAAGTACCTGAGTTACCACTTGAACCAGATGTACCACTTGATCCAGAAGAACCTGAGCTACCACTTGTTCCTGAAGAACCTGATGTACCGGATGAACCTGAACTGCCTGAAGTTCCAGAGTTACCAGAAGATCCAGATGTTCCACTTGAACCAGAAGATCCAGATGTTCCACTTGAACCAGAAGAACCTGATGTACCGCTTGATCCTGAAGAACCGGATGTTCCGCTTGATCCTGAAGAACCTGAGCTACCGCTTGTTCCTGAAGAACCGGATGTTCCACTTGAACCTGAAGTTCCAGAAGATCCGCTTGATCCTGAAGAACCAGATGTTCCTGACGAACCAGAAGTTCCTGAGCTACCTGAAGTACCACTTGATCCAGAAGAACCTGACGTTCCTGAGCTACCAGAACTTCCACTGGATCCAGATGTACCACTTGAACCAGAAGTACCTGAACTGCCTGAAGTTCCAGAAGAACCAGAAGTTCCACTTGTACCACTTGAACCTGAAGTTCCATCGACTCCGCTCGTACCGCTAGACCCAGACGTACCATCTATTCCACTCGTACCGCTAGACCCAGACGTACCATCTATTCCACTCGTACCACTAGACCCAGACGTACCATCTATTCCACTCGTACCACTAGACCCAGACGTACCATCTATTCCACTTGTACCGCTAGACCCAGACGTACCATCTATTCCACTTGTACCGCTAGACCCAGACGTACCATCTATTCCACTCGTACCACTAGACCCAGACGTACCATCGACTCCGCTAGTTCCTGAACTACCTGAAGTACCATCGACTCCGCTAGTTCCTGAACTACCTGAAGTACCATCGACTCCGCTAGTTCCTGAACTACCTGAAGTACCGCTTCCGCTGGTTCCAGAGCTTCCGCTTGAACCTGAAGAACCTGAAGTACCGCTTCCACTAGTACCTGAGCTACCGCTTGTACCCGATGAGCCACTTGTTCCGCTTGATCCTGAAGTTCCATCTACTCCGCTCGTTCCGGAAGAACCACTAGTGCCAGAGCTACCTGATGTACCGCTCGATCCACTAGTACCAGAAGTCCCAGCTGCACCTGCTTGATTTACCCATTTTGTGCCATCATAATATAGAACGTCGCCACTATTTAGAACTCCAAGAGTTACATCACCTAAATCATCTAAATTGACAACTGCGCTTCCGCCTCCTTCGATAATGGTGACAACACCAAACTTGTCCATTTTACAGAGCTTGCCTCCATTATCGAGGTCAAACCCAATAAAATATGCATTGTTTGCTATCTTAGTGTAATCTATTAGAGAAAAGCTAATAATTGGATAAACAAATCCAGTTTGCGTCATTAAGCGAACTTTCTTATTATTTATCCCTACGAATAAACCATTGCAAACTTGGTGTGTATAAAATTAAAGTATGAAAGTATATCGCGCAGCAAGCTTTGCTTCTCTTTACAAATACAGTCTCATGGATCTTATACAGAATCCAGAGTATGAGACCCGACCTAGAGAGCTAAGCGTAAAAGAAAATACGAATGTGGCTCTAGTATTAGAGAATCCATTATCATGTCTTTATAAAAATCCAGTTCGTTCTTCTCAGAAAAAATATGTTGCTGCAGAGATGTTATGGTATTTTATGGGCAGAAACGATGTAGCATTTATCAAGAAGTACGCTAAGTTTTGGGAATCTATTCAAAATGAGGATGGAACTGCCAATTCGTCGTATGGTAATCTACTCTTTACTCAACTTAACGAACATGGATTTAGCCAGTATCAATGGGCGTTAATGTCTTTACAAAAGGACAAAGACTCGCGCCAAGCTATTATGCATTTTAATTTACCGAGTCATCAGTACATAACAAATAAGGATTTTGTATGTACTATGTATGGTATCTTTCAGATTAGGAATAATCGTCTTAATTTTACAGTCTCGATGAGAAGTAATGATGTGGTTTGGGGATTACCAACAGATGTTGCGTTCTTTACTGTGCTACAGAATCACCTATGTAAGCAACTTCGTTCTACCTATCCAGATCTGCGGTTGGGTACTTACACTCACATTGCAAACTCATTTCATATTTATGAACACCATTTTGATCTAATCAATCGAATGTTAGATGTTTCATTCGAAGGAGATTCTATTCCTGGAGTAAACGAATTACTCGTTGATTCTTGTGGAGACCCAACTAAAGCTATGCGAGATCTTTTTTATAATTTTAGTAGCTCTGACTTTACATCAACAGATCCTCTGATAAGTTGGATTCTTGAAAATATCAAATAATTTATGAAACACCCTATGATTATCCTAATAGTAAAAGTGGCGGCTGTCTTTTTGGTTGCTGCACTGTGCTACATGACATATTATTCATGTCATGTAGATAAAGTGGCTGGGTACGAGATCAACTATCGACAGTGGTTAGGAATAACTATTATTTCTACTCTTCTTTTTCACAAACCTACCGAACAACCTGAAAAATTAAAAAATGACAGTAAAGGACCTCAAATACCATAAGACCTATTTAAAAATGGCCTGTGAGTGGTCGTCTCTTTCCTGCTGTAATAAGAAGAAGGTTGGCGCGATTATCGTGAAGGACGGCATGATCATATCAGACGGCTTTAATGGTACTCCTAAGGGCTTCCTAAACGATTGCGAGGACCTAAATGGCAATACTTATTGGTATGTTTTGCACGCAGAAGCAAATGCAATCCTAAAGGTTGCAAAGTCTTCACAAAACATAGAGGGTGCAACTCTCTATGTGACTATGTCCCCATGTAGAGAGTGTTCAAAACTGATAGTACAGGCAGGAATCAAAAGAGTGATTTATGCTGATGAATATAGAGATGTCGCAGGTCTAGCGATCTTACGTGAAGCGATGATCGATGTATTAAAAATGGAATTATAAATGGAAGACAGACAAGTGTCAATCGTTTTTGTACGGGAATACCGCAATTTTATCGGTGCCTTTAATAAAAAGAGCAAAGAAGACTATGTGCTCAATGTTAGTAAGATAATAAAAGACAAGTTTAAGACGAAATTTATCATTCCAAATAAAGTGCAGTCTTTCCTGCTTAATTACGAGATCAAAAAACTCTTAGACAAAGCAATCAATATTAAAAATAAAAAATACAAGAGAGTTATCTACTTAAACTCTAATCTTTCGTCTTCGATAATCTTAAATACGATTTCTTTTATTGAAGAAGAATACACTAATCTTACTTTTACTTATCACCTAATTGAACCTAAGTCTTCTGGTGAAGATGAAATTAGCGATATTGAAAATCTAGAAAAGATCATAATATAAAAAAGGGAGCAAAAAATGCTCCCTTTTTCTTTACTACCTTATCATCTATTAAGAGTATGCAACAAGAGCCATTGCTATCTTTACATTATATGTGCTAGATTGGGGAGCTAAGCCTACTCCTTGAACGGTTACCTGAATAAGGTCTGAAGGATTAACTGGGAATTCTTGAAAAAGATCAATATAATTGTAGCACCAGTTGTCGTTTTGCGCTAGGGCAGCAGTTCTAACAAAATCCGTTCTTGAATAAACTGCTGGATGTGCGCCACTACCGATAGTTATCGTAGTTGTTAGCCGCAGTTCACCACCGCCAGCAATGTCTCCAAACCATGAATAAGTTATCTGTTTTAGAAGATATGTCTTACCCACTGGACATGTAAAAATAGTTACCGTAACTGGAGCCCAATTTGTTGTAGCACCGTTACTAGCAGAATAACCTATCGATAGAGAGTTTGCATAATCAAGAGTTGTTGCCATTACTTTTTAATTTTTTTAAATTTCTTCTTCCTCTTCTCCGTCTTCAGTCTCAAAGGATCTTAATAATGATTCAACGTCTGACTCAGTAGGTTCAATAGGTCTTTCACCTTCGATTTCCTCAGTCTCTTCTTTTTCGTCACCATAATATTCTTCTTCTGGTTCAGTATATAAGTCTTCCGTATCGTCGATTTCAGCCGCATCCTCTTCGTCATCGTAATATTCTTTATCACGATCTTCTAGGTCATCATAAAAATCTTCCGTTTCTTCACTAGGCTCTTCAGCCTGTTGCATCATGTTTGGATCCTGAATTCTTTGATAATCCATATTCGACATTTGAGAAGAATTAGGTAAAACTACAAGTTCACGACGATCTGTGTCAACAAATGCAACTATTTCGCCAGCTTTATTTTTAAAACCTCGACCGTTGATTCCAGCAGGCGGATTTGCTAATGAGTCGTAGTCAATACGCTCGTCTAACAAGATCTCCTCAGCCATTGACATTGCATCGCGATCAGTTTTACCACGTAACTTAAACATTCTACCTCCTTTCATTGAAGGCTGCATTGAAGGCTGCATTTCAGCTTCATTTAGGAAATTTTCAAAAGAAGAGCACGCACGTCCTTCTTGCATAGCGCCTACTTGTACAACAGGTATAGCTGTGATATATGGATCCTTATAGGTGAATGGCTTTTTCTTTGCCTGCTTATAAACAACATCGTGAGTCATTGCTTTATATGTTGAGTTATAGTGAGGGTGAGAAAAAAGAGGATCTCTTTCAACTACTCGTTGATACTCCTTTAATTTCGGTTTTGGATTCGCGATGTTTCCGCGACCGTCTCTATATTCTTTTGCAGAATTTGGCCCACCGAAACCTGGTTTCTTTAGGTCCATATAGTCGTCAAAATTAAAGACGTCTCTGCGATGTACGTTAAACATTTCCATTCTTAAGATAAATTCTTTTTATACGCTAATTTGACCAACTCTAGTTTCTTTCCAAGAATCTGATCTAAACTTGGCAGTAATCTCATAAAGATTATTTGACATATAATCTAATGATATTGGAGTAAAGTTTCCTTGAGGAATTACAGGCGTAAATCTAAATTCTCTGAAAATATCTCCAGCCTTATTAAAGATTGCGATATAGATTTCTCCCCAGTAATCTCTTTTTAAACCTTGACGTCCAGTCAAAGGATCGTACGCAAGGTCTGCCCATGCTCTAAGAGTATTGTAAATATACATGTTGTTGTCCTCGTTCAAGTTTACTGAAAACTTGATTTCAAGATCAACAATAGTATCCTTAGGTATTGCTCCAGAATAAGAACGTTTTGCAAACTTATATGTTTGAGTCACAGGATCTGGTGGAGTCAGTTCAGGAAGACCCGTAACTGTCATTACGTGTTCTACCAATAGATCAACGTTCTCTGTGATCGTTGAAGGCGGTGTAATAATTACTTCAAACTGATTTTGAAAAATCGGCTCATAATAATTAGTAGCAGCTCTTGAATTATCCCAATGTGGTAAACCGGCCATTATGTATTGATTATTTTGTTTATTTATTTGTTTTCTGTAGAGGATTCAGCAGGCTTGTGTTTTGTCTCATCCTCAACGTTAAAGAGATTTACATAGTCTTTATTTACGTTTGCTGTGATTAGTGCAGAGCGATTCGAATAAGTATCAATTGCAATTCTGTCTCCTTTGAATTCAAGTATCAGTGAAGGAACAATAGTTCTAAAAACCACGTCTTCAATTTTTTCTACCTCGTCGTATTCTTTGATTGATGCGATTGGATCAGAATCGTTTTTAATGATTAAATCATAGCCCAAACCTTCGGCTTTAATTGAAAATGCATCCCAAGTTGGAGCAGCCGCTCCGTCTAGACTGTCTACCATCCCTGTTGAAACTTTTAACACGATTCGAGGTGACCCTGAGTTCAATCCGCTTGTTGATACTTCTCGTAATACAAGTCTATTGGTGGACAAAGTCACCTCGTAATAAGTATTTGCAAAATATTTTGCGTCTACCTCGTGTTTTTTATTCGCGGTCAAGATAGTGCCTGCACCGTTTAATCGTTTTAACTCTTCTGCATATTCTAAATTAAGGCGCTTTTTAATTGCCTCGCTAGCAAGTTCAAACTTTCTCTTTAAGAGATTGACTTCGCTTAGAATAACATAATTAAGAGTTGCATGACCTTCAGTAAACTTGATATCTGGAAAAATATCTACTTGATGCAAAACGGCATTAATTTGTTTAGGATCGATTCGGGTCTCACCATTAACAATTTCCCATTTTATCGAATGACTAACTATCGCCTGAAAGACGAAACCTCCGTCTTTTGCGCTAGCCTCATCTCCATATGCTTCAAGTATTTTAGTCATTTTACTGTTTGCGATCTCGTGTGCGTTTGTAGTTTTTCCAGATCTCGTTATAGATGTTGCATGAAGCTCCTAAGAAGTTTATGATACCTACGTATTTCTTCTTGTCTTCGCCATCCATATTAGCGATCTTAACGCCAAGTTTTTTAGCGTCGTTTACCGTAAGTTCCTCATCGTCGTCCTTGCCGACTAACTTTTTTAAGTCTCCCTTTTTTTCATATAAGGCAAACCTATCAAAGCTTTCGAATGCTTTTCTCATCAGAGGTTAATTATTTCTTACCAACAACGTTCTTCTTCTTAACAGTGTTAAGGTATTGCTTAGTGTACTTATCGATTTGAGGAGTACCTTTACCCTTAACTGGACCTGCAGCAAGTTCTTGTTTAACTTTTTGCGTGCCAGTTGCATCGTTGTTCCCAGTATCAGCTTTTCCGCTGTATCCAGATGCTGCTTTTTTGAAAGCTGACATGAACTGATTGTAATTCATTACAGGATTACTCATTTTGTCCTAGATTTTTTTATTATTTATCTTTTATTCTGTGCGAAATTTATAGTATCTTTTAGTAAAATAGCCAAAAACTGTACATATGCCTGAACTTGCAGAGATTAAAATAATGTCAGAATATATCACGTCAGTCTGTAAAAATCACGACTTTTGGTCAATTGGAACTTCACCAGAAGTTTCAAAGCGCTTGGGAGTAGTGCAGCCATCTAATTTACAGATGTTTTCCATCTCGGCTGAGGCCAGGGGCAAAGAATTGCGTCTTATTCTCTCTTCTGGCGCAGACATATATACACTGTCTGTTTCGATGGGCATGTCAGGATATTGGGTTTTTGGCGATCGTGACTCTAAACCCAAACATAGTCACTTAATCTTCAATACTATCGATAAAAAGGCGCTTTTTTTAGTTGATGTGCGTCGTTTTGCTAAATGGAAATGGGGAGACTGGTCTCCAAATAGAGGACCATGTCCAGTAAAGGAGACTAGTCTATTTAAAACTAATGTGATAAATAGCCTAAACAAAAAAGTCTTTTTAAAAGCAATTCATCTTCTCCTGATGGATCAAAAATATTTCAACGGTATCGGTAATTATTTGCGTGCCGAAATCCTCTATCTAGCAAACCAAGATCCTTTTGAATCTGCACGTGAAGCAATCATAAATAATCCTGTGCTCTTAGATTTGTGCACCCAAGTTTCATATGAAGCGTATATGATTGGAGGAGGACAGCTTAAGGATTGGAAAAATCCATTTCAAGTGCCAAAAAATGGATTTTCTGACTGGATAAAATGTTATGGCAAGGCAGAGCATTCTATTCTCGACGCAAACGGACGTACTTTATGGTATTCAAAATCACAACTTAAAGATAAAAATGACTGAAATTAAAAATAGAACAAAACGCGAGAACTTTGCAATGGACGCAGTGCATAAGCAGCTGGACATTGTTGGCATCGATCACTCTGTTTTAGAAACTGATCGTGAAGCATGGTTTAGTAACAACACTATGACCATGGAACAACATGCCGAATGGAAAATATGGTTTATTGCCGAATCTCGAAAGGTTTTTAAGATTACTAAAAAAATGGCAGAACGCGAGTTTTTATTTTTTGATCTAAGCTATGGATTGAGACTGAACGACTCCTCTAGCTAAAACTGATAGCTTTTTTTTAGTAGATAATACTTACAATGGCAGAAATCCAATTGGAGTTTACTCCTCGACACCAACAAGAAGAAATACTCCAGTTTACTAAAGACTCAATTTCTTCTGGCAAAAAATTTGTGATCATCGATGCGCCGACTGGAGTTGGAAAATCATATTCTGCCATCATGATCGCTGATTGGTATCGTAAAGAAATCAACAAAAAAGCCAGGGTAGACATTGTCACCAATACCAAGCTCTTACAGGATCAATACATCAGAGACTTTAGTTTTGCAGCCAATCTAAAAGGTAAAAACAATTATTGGTGTCGTCGCAACAACATGGGATGCGGCGATGCACAGATCTTAAACAAGGCAGCTGATAAAAAATGTGAAGTGTGTCCTCATAAGATAGCACAATCACAATTTATTCGAAATCCTTTAAGCCTAACCAACTTTCACCTTATTACATCATACTCGATGTATTCTCCAGAGTTGATGGCCGATCGTAATTCAAAGTTATTAATAATCGACGAAGCTCATGCATTCGAAGAGGTGTTTTGTGACTTTATTGCTTCAGTTTTTTCAGAAAGAAGTTTAAAGCAGTTCGATATTTGGCAGAAGTGGATGGAAAAGGATCTAGACAATATTACTTCAATATCTGAGCTTGCTGAATGGGTGTCATCAATCGTTACTCCTATACTTAATAGTCGACTTATCGAATTATTAGATGAAGCAAAGGAAACTAGACAAAGAGCTAAGCGTCTTGACCTAATAAAAAAAGCGGATCATATCGATAAATCAGTTTGCAAGTACAACCGTTTTATCAATGATAAGAAAAATTACGTTAGTAATTGGACTTTTGAAAAGGATTTAGATCAGTATGGAAAGACCAGAATCTTGGTAGAGCCTATTTGGGGAAACATTTATCTTAAGGAAATGTTTTGGGATAAGTACGATCATGTTATTTTTATGTCGGGCACAATATTAGATCGTCAGCTCTTTTCATTTATCGTTGGAATCGATGAAGATGAGTCTACTTACTTAGCTCTTCCTTGCCCTTTTGCAGCAGAAAAACGCCCAGTTGTTTACTTAAAGTTTGGAAAAATGTCTTATTACAATAAAAAAGAATCTTTTGCAAGAGCAGTTCCAATATTGGAAAAAATCTTGGAAAAGAATGTTAATAATAAAGGCATTATTCATACTTCAAATTATGAGTTTAGTAATTGGATAAAATCTGCAATCAAGGATAACCGACTCTTGTTTCACGATACTGCAACTCGAGAAAAATCTCTTGAAGAACATCTTAGTTCAAAACATGAAACAGTATTAGTTTCTCCATCGATGATTAATGGTGTAGACTTAAAGGACGAATTGTCGAGATTTCAGGTGATTCTTAAAGTTCCTTTTCCAAATTTAATGAGTACTAAAATCAAAAAACGTTTAGAAACTAGACCAGATTGGTATAATTGGAAGACTCTAATTGATCTATTACAAGCATACGGTAGATCAATTCGAAACGATGATGACTGGGCAGAAACATATATATTAGATGAATGCTTTGATCAAATATTAGATAAAAAGAATGTTCCACCGTATTTTATGGAGGCACTTAAGATAAAAAAATTAGCAAAAAAGTAAATGGCAAAGCAAAAAGGCATAGAACAAAAATATCAAAAGCTCACCGATATTGAGCACGTGCTACTACGCCCTTTTATGTACATAGGTTCGATTACTCCTCACACTGGAGATCAACACTTATATGATGGTGAAAAGGTATGGAGCGCAGAATCAACCTACAATCCTGGATTTATCAAGCTTTTCGATGAAATTATTTCAAATTCCGTCGATGAGCATCGTCGTAATCCAAAACTAAATGAAATTAGAGTTACGCTTAATTTAGATTCTAGCGAAATATCAGTTTGGGATAACGGCGGAATTCCAGTAGCTAAACACCCTGTGCACAAAGAATGGATTCCCGAAATGATTTTCTCAAATCTAAAAGCGGGTTCTAATTTTGATGATACTGAGCAACGAACAGTTGCAGGTACAAACGGTGTAGGTTCAACGCTAACGAATATCTTTTCAAAAAGATTCAATATTTCAACTTGCGATGGAAAAAATGCATTTACTCAGGAGTTTACTGATAACATGCACAATAGAACAAAAGCAAAAGTTTCTCCAGCAAAGCGAGGATTCACCGAAATCTCATATTTACCCGATTTAGAGAGGTTTAAGATGACTGAAATCGATGAAACCTCATATTTTATTATTTTTAAGAGATGCTTAGATGTGGCTGCTTGTAATAATAAGCTAACTGTTAAAGTTACAAAGATTTTATCGGGCAAAACGCAGGACTTTACTCTACGATTTAAAACATTTGAAGAATACGTAACTCTATATACTGATTCTTTCTTTTATGAAGAGTCAAAGGATTGGAAAATTGCGTTTGCTGCTTCTGAAAATGGATTTGCTAACGTAAGTTTTGTAAATTCAGTTCACACTAAAGACGGTGGTGCCCACGTTGAATATATCGCTAATCAATTGATCGCACAATTACGTGAAATGATCAAGAAAAAGCATAAAGTTGACGTAAAACCTAACGAAATCCGAAATCACCTTGCGATTTTTATCGATAGTACTATCATCAACTCTTCCTTTAGTTCACAGACTAAAGAAAAGCTAATTACTGAACCTAAAGATTTTGGAACTAGGCATGAAGTAAGCGAAAAAATCGCAAAATTGGTGTTTAAATCCGAAATTATCGCATCGGTATTAGATTGGATTGAGAAAAAAGCTCTTGCACAAGAGAGAGCTGAATTAAGAAAACTAAATAGCACTCTTGATAAGACAAAAATACCTAAATTAATCGATGCACAACGAAAAGGCGATCGTGGAATTTGTATTTTAGGAATTTATGAGGGTTTATCCGCTCTTTCTGCAGTTCGTAAGTTTAGAGACACTCAAACGATGGGAGCATTTCCACTTAAGGGTAAGTTTCTTAACGTAAGCGAAATGAAGAGCACAGAAATCATCAAGAACGATGAAGCAGTGCAGCTAATGGCGTCATTAGGCCTAAAATTAGGCGAAGAACCTAAAAGTTTACGTTATGGAAGGATCTATATCTACACAGATGCTGATCCAGATGGAAATTCTATCGCCGCTTTATTAATTAATTTCTTTAATCGCTTTTGGCCGGAGCTATTTGATCAAGGTAGAGTTTATAAAGTAATGACTCCTCTGGTTGTTGCAAAAAAAGGAAAAGACTCTCTTAATTTTTACACAAATCAGGAATTCGATGAGTGGGCAGCAAAGAACAACGCTAAAACTTGGAATATTGAATATAAAAAGGGATTAGCTGCACTTGAGTCCGACGAATATGAGCAAATTATCAATTCACCAAAGCTAATTCAGATAAAAAATGACTTAAATTATAAGGAAAGCTTAGACGCGTGGTTTGGACCAGACTCTACACCTCGTAAGGAGAGAATTCTTAAAATAACAGAATAAAGATGGACTATTTTATAAAATTTACCGTAGTAATGATTGCAATGGCAGTCACTGATGTTTGTTGGGCGTACTATTTCATTAAAGTTGGTGAGCGCAGAGCAATTCAGGCTGGAACTTGGGCAGTACTGCTCTTTTTTGCTGGTGCGGTTGTTACTACAAACTATGTGCACGATAATACGCTAATGATTGCAGCCGCGATAGGTTCGTTTGGTGGTACCGCGATCACAATTGAATATAAAAAGAGAAAAGAAAACAAAGAATGAAATCAGTATTACCAGAAATAAAGTCAGTTACTAAATATCTCGATGAAGACTATCGAGAATATGCAATATATGTTGTTGAAGAAAGAGCGATTCCTTCAGTAATCGATGGTTTTAAGCCAACCCAACGTAAAGTAATCTTTGTTGCAGATAAGGTTTGGAGAAACGGGAGCGAAAAGCCATTGAAAATATTTCAACTTGCAGGTAAAGTAGCATCTGATGCTCACTACCATCATGGCGATGGTTCCTTAAATGGAGCGATCGTTGGAATGGCACAGAAATTTAAAAACTCAATGCCCGTTCTTGAAGAAATAGGTCAGTTTGGTTCGATACGTTCGCCTGAAGCGGGCGCCCCTCGTTACATCTCAACGAAGCTACATAAGAACTTTAGGTTATTGTATATGGACTTTGAATTGCTCACCCCGCGTTACGAGGAAGGCAGCGAGATAGAACCTAAGTATTTCCTACCTATCATTCCTACAGTTTTATTGAATGGCGGTAGCGGAATTGCAGTTGGTTTTGCAACAAATATTCTAAATCGTAATCCTTTAGAACTAATAGATGCCTGCTTAAAAGAATTAGATGGCAAGAAATACAAGGAACCTACTCCATGGTATAATGGTTTTTCAGGTACTTGTTCAAAGGATGCTGATAATCCAAACGCATGGATCTTTAATGGTATTTACGAAGTAAAGAACACGACATCAGTTGATATATTAGAAGTTCCGCCTTCGGTTACTTACGAAAAATTCGATACTCACTTAAATGCATTAGAAGAAGTTCGCCGAATCGCAGGTTACGATAATCGTTGCAAGGCAGACATCAATTATACTGTTAAGTTTCGTAGAGAGGACCTTAAGAAACTACAAGATACTGATAAGCTAAGTAAGTTTTTAAAAATGGAAGAGCGACAGTCTGAAAACTTTACAGTGTTGGATGAAAACGGCGATCTGAAGATTTTTAACAATGCTATTGAAATCATCCAATATTTCGTTAATTTTAGGCTGCAATACTATATTAAGCGTAAGGAATATCTAATCGAAAAAATTGGTGCAGAACTTATACTTCTTTCAAATAAAGCAGAATTCATTAAAATGATTATTAGCGGTAAGCTAAAAGTCAATAACGTGCCTAAAAAAGAAATTATACTTGCGTTAGAAGTTGCAAATTTTGAAGAGATAAATGGCTCCTATGCTTACTTGCTCGGTTTGCCTATTCATACCTTAACTAAGGAAACATACGAAGACCTACTTAGCGCAGTAAAAACAAAAGAGGGAGAGTTAACCGCAATAAAATCACAAGAGCCGATTGTCACGTATAAGTCCGACCTTTTAGAGCTTAAGAAAGCTCTTTCTAAATCATACTAGCCACCATATAGAAAATTGATGAAATTAAGATTTCAAAATCGTTTAAGTTACATTTAAAGCATGAAAAAAAATAAATTAAGTTATAAAAGCGACGAATTTCTTATAAAGATAATTCAAAATCAATTGGACCTACATGGAGCTAAGTTCGAAGATGTAAAAGTACTTCCTGAAGGCAGAATGCCTAATGGCGAATGGTGGTTTACATTCTATAAATTTGAAACTAAAGAGCAGCATGAAGCTTGGAAACAGTTCTGTATTACAGAGCTTCGTAATTCAAAAGAAAGTTTAACTATAAAGAGAGCTGAAGCAGTATTTACTTGGATAGATTTACAGTGGGGTTTAAAACATCAATGGGAGCACATAAAGTTAACTTAAATTTTAAACTAACCCTAGAAATTTAGTAATATAATCATATTATGGCAGAATTCTCTAAACAATGGTGTGATTCTCACAATCCAGATGGAATAAGACCTGATTTTGATATAGACAAGATAGCTGAAAAGCTAGAAAACAATCACTACGTGTCGTATATTTGTGAAGGTTTTGGTTTTATCGCAATAGGTAAGGACATAATAGGTAATACTATTCTTGCTTTTCGTGACTATGATGATGACCACATTATCTGGAAGAAATACGAAGACGTACTTAAATGATAACTCTTCACCTTGTAGTTGCAGCTATTATTCTTTCCTGGTTTACAATATATGACAATAAAAAATCTAAAAAATAAAGAACTTATATGATGACAATCGCACAAGCGTTAAAAGAAAAAAACAAAAAGATCGCTAAGATTCAAAAGTTATGGATAAGAGTCCATGCACACAATGCTATTGAAGCAAACGAAGGAATTGTTCGACCGTATGATATTGTTGCAACCCATGCTGAATGGGAAGCTGAGATTGGACAATTAGTCGATCTTAAACATGCAATCCATACTGCATCACAGCCCGTTCGAAAAGACATTTTTGCCATTTCTGAATTAAAGGGCATGACAAAGGCAGTTCGTGCACTTAACACTAATCCTGCAATATATGCTAATCGCTATAGTGGCGGTGATGCACGCGTAAAAGTTGAAGTTACACTTGATGTTGCTTGGCAAGATAAAATGATCGACTCTCTAGAGGCTAAGATCGAAGAGATCCAAGAGAGATTAGATAAGTTCAATCACTCTACTCAAATCTAAAAACAGGGCGGCTGGAGATTAGTAGTCTAGTAGATGCTTTGAAAAACGCATCATGCGTTTACTATCTTATGCGATGTATTGATAAGGATTGTGAGACATCAAAATTCAAGGTTTACACTTTCAAAAGCGGTATAAACACACAACTTTAAAATTCAATATAGTATTTTATTAGACCGTTTTTCAAAGGCTGCCCTACCTATACAAGAAGAGGACCTAATCGGTCCTCTTTCTTTTTTAAGAAATTAAGATTACGGTAACAACTGAACTGCGCTAAATCTTGAGCTACTAGGTCTAACTCCCACCACTGATGTTGTAGTGATAGTGTTATACGTACCAGAAGTATAAATTCCATCGTACACGTCTTCATTAGTAGTTGAAACATCCCATATATCAGTACGAGAAGTATTTAACCAGTTATTAGCTTCGGTATAAACAGTAGAAGCCGCAGTCGAAGGTAGCGGCGCAGCTGGTCTAACATCCTGTAATCTCCATACTCCTCCAGCACCAACGTTTCTTAAGAATACTGCAGTAGTGCTAAACGTTGAGCTCGCAGAAGGTGCGTAAGGAAAGTCTTCGCAAGTGATTCGACTGACTCCGGCTGCACCTGGACCATGTTCAACTATTTTGTTGAATCCACCAGTGCCAATAAGACAGATTTTACTTATTCTCGATTGTTGATCTGGAGAGCCTACAATTTTAATAGCATAATGTTGCAATTCTTTCTCTATATGAACGTTTCTAACGCTAAAGTCCTTAACTACAGTTGACTGTAAGCTATCAAAGTAAATTCCCCAACGGCATCTATTTCCAATAAGAGTGTTATTTGAACGTGCTGGCGCAGAACCTTCTAGGATAATGTTTTCCATTACACAGTCAGACGCTCCGGCAATATACGCTCCAGCAAATTGTGCAGGATCGGTAAAGTTATTGCGATCTAGTAACAAGAATCTTAGGTCTCGCATAATAGTTCCATTAGATTGAGAATTAGCTAATGCTGCGTCCTGCCATTGTCCGTTTCTACACGCTAAACCAAACACTGATTGATATTGGAATGTACAGTTTTCAACGACAGTCTGAAGAGCAAATTGTAAGTCTAGGCCAACATCTCCTCCGGTAAATATACAGTTTGCAACCTTACACTTATATCCAGTTAGGAGTAAACCTACGCTCTGTGAAGTAGGATTAGTGTTGATCGTTGTAAAAGTTGAAAACTTAAATTTTAGATCTCTAATTTCGATCTCATTAAGGTAACTCTGTAGACCGTTTTCTGCATGGTGTTGACAAGGGGAGTCACGATACATTAGTTTTATTCTAGTGCTAGTCACTACTCCTTGAAGAGTTGCATTATTTCCAAAAACTGTGAATCGGTTAAACGATCCTGCTACTTTTATTGGTAGTTCTAGCCCTCTGCTCAATACATAACTTGCTCCAGGTTCAAGCTCAATCGCTTGCATTCCATTTGTTGATTCGGCTTGATATATCGCCTGTTGAAGAGAAACCCAGTCTAATGTGTCGTTTGTCATGTCAATCGTAGATCCACCAAACAATGAAGTACGACTCGCGACTGGATTGCTTCCGCTAGGCGTAGGCGTTCCTCCAAGTATAACGCTTGTAACAGTTGCAGATTTACTATAAACTGTCACATTCGACCCGCTAACTGTTGCACAGAGGTTGATCGCTGTGCTGCCTGAAGTATTAATTGCTCCACAAAAGTTTTTAGCTAGAGTTGAAGCGTTTGGAATCAAGCCAGAAGCGGTTCCGTTCTGGCTAGTTAACGATACCGCCGCTGCACTAGAAGTAATCGTAAACGTAGTAGTAGTAGGAACAGTTGATATCGTTCCTGTGATATTCAAAGTAGTTGCCGGTAGGTAAATTGTTGCTGTTCCTGTTTGAGCAGTTAATGTGGCAGAAGCAACCGCTTTAGTAATTGTAAAAGTAGTAGTAGTCGGCACAGTTGCAATAGTTCCAGTTCCGTTAAATGCAGTGTTAGTAAGACCTGCAATAGTAACACTCTGACCTACTGTAAATCCATGGCTTGAAGAAGTAGTGTAAGTTATGGTCGTGCCATTAGAAGTGGCGGTGCTCACTGTTTTTGCAGTAGGAACAGTTAGTCCACTGATTGTTACCGTCTGGCCTACTACATAATTGTGAGTAGTCGACGCCGTGTAGGTAATTGCAGTTCCACTTGCAGAAGCTGCAGTAACTGATTTATTACTAGGTGCAAAAGTGTAAGTAACGCTTCCTATTCCAGAGTTAAGAGTAAGCGTTCCTCCGTTTGCAAAACTAATGATACTGCTTAAGTTGAAAGTGTCAATTGACCATCTCTTTTTTACTAGTGGCCACCTTGTTTCTACTGCAGCTAAGCCAGAAGTACCGTATGCTGTTCCTGTTAAGGGATTAATTGCGTCTTTTAAATAGACAGGAGAACCTGTACCTAACGCTCCCAATGAATTTACGTTTGTTGCCATTATTTTTTTATTTTTATATATTAAAAATTAAAAAAAAGAGTCAGATAGACTCTATCTTGTATTAATATTATGTTTTTCTTATTTAAGGGTAAGCAAGATATTTTAGTGTAAGTAACCACTTTTAATTATTGAAAATATTTTTCAATGCGTCTACTTAGTCTTACTCGAGGATCGTCTATAGTTCGGCCTACCTCTTCATATTTTAGGATAAAACCAAAACTTAAAAATATTCTACGCGATTTAAAAGGATCTGTCCAGTGTTTATAAAGAGAAGCTTCAAAACAATACAAATCAGTTTCTTGAATTGGCACATTATTTTTATCAATATGCATAATATAATCTTCTGAGAGTACACTCAGGTTACATTTATAGTTGATATAACCTTCGATTGCTGCATCATAATGAGGATCAATCTTTCCACCACTATTCATGTCTACTGCCTGTAGAAATATGTGATCTTTTGAAATCTTTAAAGTTTCTGCAATTCTATCAATTAATTTAATAATGTTTCCTGGAACAGGCGTGCGGTTGATTGCAGAGATCGATTGAAACTTTGTAATATAATTAGTATAGCTAGTGTCGGCAATATCAAAAATAATGGATTTTCCATTTATGGCTTTAGTCAACTCACTAAGGTGATGATTCGGCGAGCCTGGCTCAATAGTTAAACTATCGACCCAAGCCTTTATTTCTTCAGTTTCGCTTCGACTGACAAATCCTTTGAGTAACTTATAATCCTGGACCAAAGCTTTTTATTTTCTTTAAGTTATGTTTAGCTAAAAACTCAGAAGGTACTGCCTCTTCAATAATAGTATGCGTTTGAGAAGCCAGCATCTTTTGATGAGTCTCCTCATTTACATTAATAAAACAAAACCAATGAGTTGCCGGTAATTCTCCAGTTGAGGAAAGCGGTATTTTTAAATGGTCTAATACAACTTCAGGATCCTTTTTCTTTTTTAATTCAAGTAATCTCTCAGCCAATTCGTATTTTGGTAAAACGACAGCTGATCTTTTGCGAGCGTCGGTGATGTTTGCGTCTTCGCATAGTATACACAATCTCATATAATTAATTTTTTTTAGAAACGAGTGATTGAAGCGATCGGAACCCCTTCTGCTGCATCGATAATTAAGTCTTTAACAAAGGTCAAATAATATGGGGCGACAGCTCCGCCATTGTCAGTGTCCATTTTAAATAGCCCAAAATAGTAATTGACTTCAGGATCTGACCATACTGCGTCTACGTATACTACACCATTATGCTCAACTACTCCAAGTACTGCTTCGATTGCTGTAATATTAATGTTAGATTCACTTGGCGAAGGGGCTAATATGTTAGAATAGTCAAACGTGCCCGAGACAATGTCAAATGGGCCAGTCATAAATCCTCCTGGAAAACCAGTATTTATTGCAACTGCCCAGGTGGCTCCTTCATAAAGAAATAGGTACCTAAGTATATAACCAGTTACCCCTTCATCCACTTCTGAAACTTCAGTTGCCGTTGCTACTTCTGGTGAAAGTGGGTCTAGTTCAATTCGAACAATACTACTAATTGCTTTTTTATATAGGTTATCAACGTAGATAAATTTACCGTCTCCTTCATAATAAAGAGAAGAGGCTCCTTTTGTAGTAAAATCTGAAATATTGTTCTCAATAAATGTCAATTCTCTAGTTGTCCTGTCAATTCGAATAAAGTAAATCTCGCCTTCAAAGTCTAATATTGCATATAGGAATCCATCGTCTGTGTTTAAGGTAATTTGAGTAATATCAGGAAATGGTGGCTCATAATTATACGGCCAATTTTCTTCTCCTCGATTTAAGTTATAGATAAGACCGTCTATTCCTACTCCATATAGACCAGTCAATTGGTCTCCGCCGCCTCCAGCAGCAGCGCCAGGAGCATTTCCAGCCCTGTTTCTAGCTCTAGTTGCTCGAACTGCCTGTTCATATAGAGCCTGCTCTTCGAGCTGGCGTCTGATTGCTAGTTGTTCTGGGCTCTCGGAACCCCAATTGATATACGACATACTATAGTATTAATTATTTTAATTATTTATTTGCTTCTTGTAAGTATTCTTTTAACTCACGTAAGGAATCTTTGGTCATGCCTATTTTGGCATCTTCTATAAATACAAACCTTTCTAGCTTTTTTAAATCTAGGTCGTCAATTGCCACCCAAGTAAATACGATATTATCGTCAAGCCATTGTGTTATCTCTTCTACTCTTAGTCTTGCTAAGTCGTTTAAAGATGTTATCTCACTGGATTTGTCTGGAGTATATCCAATAGGCGATTTTATTACACCTTGGCTTATATAGAAGTCTTTCATTTCTTCCAGTGGTACCCATCGCTTCCAATCAGAGGAAACTACAATCTCACAATCTGTTTCCTTTATTAAATTATTTATGTTATCAACCGCCGCTTTATCAAAGTCTTGAAGTTCCGGTTTACCAGTTTGCCAGCACACTGGCTCTAATCTCATTACTCCTTGATGATCAAGAAATAGTATCTTCATATACCGGCTCGTATTTCTTCTGAATGAATCCTAGTGTCCATTCTGCAAGTTCTTTAATAGTAGGACGAATATACGCTAATTCACCTGGAGATTTAGTAAGGAATCCTTCAGATACGTTAACAAGTGGCTGTTCACCTAATCTAAGGCCAGTGTAGTATTCTTCTGGTATACCTTTAAACTCTTTAATAGAAGTTATATTTCTTTCTTCTTTGACAAACTTCATATCTTTTATAAGGTATAAGTTGTTTAGTCTTCTAGAAGTAAGCATACCTTCTGCGAATATGTTTAGGTGCCTATTAGTTACAACATTGTATATCTCGGCAAACTCACCTTCTTCTTTACCTACTATTGTAACTATCTCACCGCGGTCGGTGAACGTTCTTGTTCCTATAGGAGTATGTTCATTAGGGATTGCATAAGTAAACTCTCCTTTATCTAAGTTAAATATTCTATGTCCACCGGTGTGATCAAGATGTCCAGATATACCTAATTTAGATCCATCACTAAATAGTATATTGACAGATGGTGTCTTCACCGGATTCATTATCCATAGAGGTTTAGCAGAATCAAATTGAGCATCGTCAAAGTTCCATACTAAAAGGTTATCTTCATAAGATATATCTTCTATGTTCTTTCTACTTCCGTCAAAAATAGTTATCTTAGTTCCCTTAACAAAACATGGTAACTCAAAGTAAAGATTAGTTCCATATCCTGTACCTATTGCATTAGTTGCATATGATCTTACATATATGTAATCGTGCGGATTGGGTATTATATAGGTCTGGTCAAATGTTCCTACTGCAGTTCCCGTACCTAATATTTTGTTATCTAATATAGTAGGATTCTGGCTTGTACTCCATACTATACCTCTTTCAAGTATTGCTGAGCCACCATCACTTGTAATTGTTCCCTGCACATCTGCACTACCACCGGCTAGGTTTCCATAAGTGTCAGTAGTTATAGTAGGTATGGTAAGTACATTATATCCTCCGCCTGCAACTCCAGGAGCATTTCCAGCCCTGTTTCTAGCTCTAGTTGCTCGAACTGCCTGTTCATACAGAGCCTGCTCTTCGAGCTGGCGTCTGATTGCTAGTTGTTCTGGGCTCTCGGAACCCCAGTTAATATATGACATTTAAGTTAAGTATTTTAGTTATTTATTTTAGTATATACATAAGACTGATTTCCAATATCTTTTGCGCAACTAAAAATTCATCATCTTCACCTATTTACGTTAAAATAAACTTGGTGTTTATGCAGGATTTAATAAAAATTCTGTTATTGCAGAAATTATGTGTTGCTTTACCGCAGATTCATCTAATGACTCTGGTATACTGATAAACAGAGAACCGAATTTAGTTAGGGAATCTTCAGTGTAAGAATACTCAACTGACACCCTTTTTCCTGAAAGTTCTGAGATATTGAAGTACTTCGGTGAATCTGTTTCCGTAGAGTTAAAAATTGTTTTTACTTGGTTGCCTTTTCCTGTGCGTTTAACCAAAATGTTCCTTTCTATTAATGTTTTCATATTTATGGTAAATTTGTTATTTCAACTGTTATGAGGTTAGTATAAAAAGTATTTAATGTAGCACCGCTATCTGTTAAAATATCAGTATCAGTCGTACTTGCAGTATGTCCATTATCTGATGGATTTACTGTTATCATATTTTGAGAATATGGAGTAAAAGTAAAAGGTCCATAAACACCCGAAATTTGCTGATTACCAACCTGAAGTATAAGTTCTTGTTCAGGAGAATCATCTTCCCAGTCATATCGTGCCATTAAATATAGCTTGCCGTTAGACCATTGTGCCGATGAAAGTGCGTTTCCATCCCATCCTGCATCGTCTAAATCATCTGCTGCAGTAAC